GTGAAAAGACATTGGAACGAGGGATATGAGGATATTCCAGTGCATTGTTGGCGGAGGAATCCTAAAGTAGTAGGAGGAAACTTTCGAGAAACTTTGGGTTCAAAATATACGTATATCATACCAAACACGGACTTTGCAATATGTTGGACACCAAGTTCTGGTAGTATGGGAGACATGCGTCGTTTTCTACCTACAGGAATTCCGAGTGATTCTGAAGCGTCTTTTGTATTGAAAGGAAAGGATGCTACAATATCAGTGTCAAAAACGTATTTCAAGAGAGAATTAGGAGGCATTTGTCATACATCTATGAATAATATACCTGGTGGCTTCTATAAGTTACCTTTTGAAACTGCAGATGGGATGTGTATGTCTCCTCTGGTTTCCAAAGGAAGAGGTGCGGCCATAATAGGATTTCATTTATGTGGAGAGGGCACCGAAGGAGGTTGCGGGTATGTAACACAGGATGAAGTGGAGAGAGGTTTACAGTATCTGGAGGATGTGCCAGGAGTAGTTCGCACATGTAATAAGGGAACTTTACCAACACACCAGTTTGGAAAACGCTTAATTGAAAGCACCGAAGTTCATTATAAGAGTGCCACTCGTTTTGTGACTCCTGGTTGTTCATTGGAAGTATTTGGAACTACAAGTGGCAAATCTACTCCCCATTCCTCTGTTGAACCTACCATAATTTCTAAAATTGTGGAAGATGAAACAGGTGTTCCCCAACAATGGGGACCCCCGAAATTGAAGGGGGAGGGAGTGTATCCTTTCCAGGTAGCACTTGAGCAACTTGCTCACCCCTCCCAATCATTGGGGAGTATTGTTGTTCGCGCTGTGAAATGTTATCGACTGCAGTTTATTAAGATTTATCAGAAACTGCCGAAATTATTTACCGATTGCAAACCGTTGACAAGAGTGCAAACTGTTTCTGGAATTAAGGGTAAGAGATTTATTGATGCCATGAACTTTAATACTTCGCCAGGTTGGCCTCTTAGCGGGAAGAAGACTAAATTGTTGGTTGAATTGGACCCGGACGAGTATTTCGATGTCGGAAGACCGAGAACCTTCACCCCCGAGATTTGGGAGGACGTCGAACGTATTAAAGAAGTCCTCATGAAAAGGGAAAGAGCGTATTGTGTGTGGAAGGCATGTCTCAAGGATGAATCAACTGAGCTTACAAAAGACAAGGTTAGAGTCTTTCAAAGTGCACCTATAGCTTTGCAGATATTAATTCGTATGTATTTCTTACCTATTGTGAGAATTATACAATTGAATCCGTTGCTAACTGAGTGTATGGTTGGTGCAAATGCTGAAGGACCCGAGTGGGAACAACTGAACTCTTTTATGACTTCAAAAGGGGAAAATGTTTTGGCTGGTGACTATAGCAAATATGACCAGCGCATGCCAGCGCAATTAGTGACTGCTGCTTTTTCGATCCTGATTTGGGTAGCGCAAACTTTTTGCTCTTACAGTAATGAAGATATTTGTTTGATGAAGGCAATTGTTGCTGAGGTGATATATCCTTTGATGGCCTATAACGGTGATTTGTTGATGCTGTTTGGATCAAATCCCTCAGGACAAAACCTAACAGTCATTATCAATTCAATAGTCAATAGTTTGCTATTACGAAGTTGTTACTATACTGTATATGCCGCAGACAAAACTGGTACTTTTACAGATTTTTGCGCTTTTGGTACGTATGGCGATGACGTTAAAGGTACAGTGTCTCCAGCTAAACCTAAGTTCAACCACATATCATTCGCTCAGTTCTTAGCGAAGTATGATATGAAGTTTACTATGCCTGACAAAGAGTCCGTTGCTACTGAGTATATGGAGGCCGGATCGGCTGATTTCTTGAAGCGCAGTGATTTTTATCACCCCGATTTGCAGGCTCATGTAGGCGTGTTGTGTGAGAAATCAATTTTTAAGAGATTGCATTCCCATGTTCGTTCTAAGGAATTAACTCTGGAGCAACAAGCCGCTCAGAACATAGATTCGTCACTACACGATTGGTTCTATTACGGTCGTGATAAGTTTGAGTTGAGACGAGCCCAAATGTACAATGTTGCGAAGAGAGCTGGGTTATTACATTTGTGTCAGGGACTTGATGTGACATATGATGAACGAGTCCAACGCTGGTTACGGAAATACAGGCCCGAATCAGCAGATCCCGTAGTTGAGAGACGGGTAATCTATAAAGAAAATTAAACTTTCAACACTCCCCCGAAGTCCATCGGGGGTTCTTTGTATATAGTAACAAACGGACCGCATATACATGGATACCATGTAATTATTAGTTGTGTATTTGTATTAATTATATAGGCTTTATATGTGTAAGCACCCTACTCATAGGGTACCCCTATTTAGGGGGGAATTCGCTATTCTATTAAATGCATGTTGAATTCACGCCAAGGGCATGGTGTGGATTTGTAATTTATTTTGTCCAATAACATTTATCTATATGAATTTAATATGCGTGGTGTCAAGCCACGGCCTGGTGGGAAGGTTTCTCCCAATTCTCCAGATGTCGTCAGGGTTTTTAAAGCCCAATCAGGAGTCTTAGGTGACGAGGCTGTATCAAATACTGCAAATCCGAATGATAACCAGCAACAATTATTGTTCAGTGATGAGGTCGCTGGGGAAGTATATGATACATTGCATTATGTTGATCCTACACGTCATTTACAGGATAATCATAATGTACACTTGGGCGACTTTTTCTCGCGCCCAATTCGAATTCAGGAATATGAGTGGGGAACAGGTCTATCACTCTATCAATCTTTCAAGCCATGGGAGAACTTTTTCACTAACAAACGTGTGATTAACCGTTTAGCGAATTTCAAATTATTGCGTTGCAAACTCCATCTCAAGATTTTGATAAATGGGAATGGATTTTTGTATGGGCGAGCACTTGCGTCATATTTACCTTTGGAAGGGTATGATTTCTTAAGTGTGAATCGCTCATTGATTTCGCAAGATTTGATAGCTGCTTCGCAGCGTCCACGGATTTTCCTGAATCCAACAAATTCGGAGGGTGGAGACATTATTCTCCCTTTCTTTTGGCATAAGAATTATTTGTCAATAACCAACGAAGAGTGGGCAGACATGGGAGAAGTGGTTATACGTTCCATTAATGACTTACTTCACGCCAATGGTGCATCTGACCAGTGTACGATAAGCGTTTTCGCCTGGGCCGAAGATGTGGAAGTTGCAGTTCCTACAAGCAACACTCCCACTATGACGCCTCAGATGGGGACATTAGAAAACGATCAAGCTAATAGAAATGGTGTTGTGTCTAAGCCAGCCACTACTATAGCTAGAATTGCTAACACTCTACGCACCATTCCATCCATAGCCCCATTCGCCATGGCAACTGAGATTGGTGCTAATGCTGTGGCGGGAATAGCTAGTGCCTTTGGGTATAGCTCTCCTGTTGTGACAAAGGCACCTGATCCCATGGTTCCCCACTTAGTTGGCGATATGGCAACTGCCAACACACCTGACACATGTTTCAAGTTGACATATGATGACGCCCAGGAATTGACCATAGACCCGAGGATTTCTGGTTTGGACTCTGAAGGGGATGTCTTAGCTATCAAGTCAATAGCTGCTCGTGAGTCCTATTTAACGAAATTTGCTTGGACGGTCGGGACTGCCCCTGATGCTATGTTGTGGAATGTTAGGGTGCAACCCACAATGTGGGACGAGGTGGCTAACGAGTTTCATTTAACTCCACTTGCTGTAGTGTCCCATCCTTTTAAGTACTGGACAGGGTCTTTAAGATTCCGGTTTCAAGTAGTGTCCTCCAATTTCCACAGAGGTCGATTGAGGATAGTCTATGATCCAGATTACAATACAGTCACAGACGAATTCAATATCAATTATATGCAAATTATTGATGTTGCCGAGCACAAAGATTTCACTGTAACTATTGGTAATGGTCAGGAGATATCATATTTGGAACATTTGAGACCAGGGTATGATCTTGTTAGTGAGTGTTTTTCTACTACAGCATATACCACCAAAGGAGTTGGTAACGGTGTTTTAGGTATTTATGTTGTGAATGAATTGACAGTTCCCAATAGTACAGCTGTCAACGATATAGAAATTAACGTTTTCGTGAGCGCTGCTGAGGATTTTGAAGTCGCAGTTCCAACTAGTGACTTTCAAACTATGGTCTTTAGAGAGCAGATGGGTGTTGTTGAGAATAATGAGACTACCGATAAGCTTGTATCGGTTAATGACGTTGTTATGGGTCCACAATTGACCATTTCAACTGACTTGAACAAAGTATTCATTGGCGAAACTTTGTCGTCTCTTCGCACATGGTTGAAGAGATATTCTCATTCAATACGTCTTCAACTGGAGGAGACCGCCAACACAACTTTGCAGTACTCGATACCGGCACAACCCATGTATCGAGGTAATGTACCAGGCGCTATTCATTCAACTGCAACTCTCGCTCCCTATACCTATTCAAATACTACTCCGTTCCATTGGGTAGTGTCGTGTTTTAATGGTTATAGGGGAGCACATCGATGGAAGTTTACCCCAGCTAATAAGTTTTATGATTATGATTTGGCTTTATTAACTGTCGAAAGATACACGGATGAAGCCACTTATCAATCTAATTCTACTAACACGTTGGCGGCCGCAACTTCCACGCATGCAGGCGCCGAGTCAGCTGTTTTTGAACGGTTAGCCGCATTTAGCTCATATACTGCTGGCCGCCCATCTACGGGGATAGGTGGTAAGGCTATCACTTCAGGATCTTTTAGGGAGTGCCTAGAGGTCGAAGTTCCATTTTATTCGAATCATAGGTTTAAGCCTGGTAAAACAGCTGATCTCACATCGTTTATCGACTATGGAGGTATGAACATTTTATGTGAGAGATATGGGTCATCTACAGGAATGATTGATTGTTATCATTCCGTTGGAGAGGATTTCCAAGTGTATGCTTGGACTGGTATGCCTCCTCTGTTCTTTGAGGCATCCCCTCCAGCCCCGCAATAAACAATAACTGTGACTGTGGTCGTCACGGG